TCACCTTGACGACCTGTAGGACCAGTATCACCTTGTATTCCTCTAGGACCTGTAAGACCAGTATCACCTCGAGGACCAGTATCACCTTGACGACCTGTAAGACCTTGTATTCCTTGAGGACCAGTATCACCTTTTAGGCCTTGATCACCAGTATCACCTTTTAGGCCTTGATCACCTTTTAGGCCTTGAGAACCAGTATCACCTTTTAGACCTTGATCACCTTTTAAGCCTTGAGGGCCAGTATCACCTTTTAGGCCTTGAGGACCAGTATCACCTTTTAGGCCTTGATCACCAGTATCACCTTTTAGACCTTGAGAACCAGTATCACCTTTTAGACCTTGATCACCTTTTAAGCCTTGAGGACCAGTATCACCTTGACGACCTGTAAGACCTTGTATTCCTTGAGAACCAGTATCACCTTTTAAGCCTTGAGGACCAGTATCACCTTGACGACCTGTAAGACCTTGAATACCTTGAGGACCAGTATCACCTTTTAAGCCTTGAGGACCAGTATCACCTTTTAGGCCTTGATCACCTTTTAAGCCTTGAGGACCGGTATCACCTTTTAGGCCTTGATCACCTTGTATTCCTTGAGGACCAGTATCACCTTTTAAACCTTGAGGACCAGTATCACCTTTTAAACCTTGAGGACCAGTATCACCTTTTAAGCCTTGAGGACCAGTAGCTCCTTTTGGACCTTCAAGTTTAGTAATAGCGTTGATCGAATCTTGAAGTTGATTTTTTATATCATTTATACTTGTTGTATTTAAATTAGTAAGTTTATCTACTGAATCATTCACTATTTTTCTAATTTCATTTATATCATTAATATATGATGTAGAAAGCTTATCTATTGATTTTTTTGCATCGATTATAGATTGATTTAAATCATTTTCAATTTTTTTTATAGCATCAATATCATTTTTATCTTTTGTGCGTAAATCATCAATAACATTATTTATATCTTCTAATGATTTTTTTATTACAATAACATCAGCAATGTGTAAATCAGATATATCTTTAATTGAATTATTTATAGAGGGTATTATTTTATTTGTTATAGTATTGATATCCGAAGAAGGAGAAATTAAAGCAGTACTAATATCTTCTGATAATTTATCTTTAATAGAATTTATATCATTTTTATTAGATAATAATAAGTTATAAAAATACCAACATATACCGATAAGTAAAGCAATTATTAAAACTGATATAAAACCAAAAAATATTACATTCATTTTATTTTATTAAATAAAATAAAATATTAAAATTAATTTATATAATAACTATATTTTTTTCATTATCGCATTTAAATTAGCATCAATGCATATAATATTATCTTTTGTATCATTTAAAAAACATAAATTATTTTGATTGTCATCTCTGTATATTTTCCAATCATTAATATGTAATGTTCTTAAATTCATATCATTTATATTCATATCAATTTTACCAGATTTTACATCATCTTTTGTTATACTATTTTTAAAAGAATTTCGGATATCCTCAATTGATGTAGTTAATTGATTAATCTCTTCTTTTTGAGAATCTGTATCAGGCAATAATACTTCTCTTGATTTTAAAATTAATAAATTTAAATCATTTTGTGTTAAACAAGTATCACCTAAACATATCATTGGTTCAAGTTGTACATCATAATTTTCATTTGATACATGTATTTCTTGAGAATAAATATCATTTTTATTAGATAATAATAAATTATAAACAAACCAACCTATACCGATAAGTATAAAAAAACCAATTATTAAAACTGATATAAAACCAAAAAATATTATATTTACATTCATTTTATTTTATTATATAAAATATAATCAAAATTAAAAAATTATTTGTAAAGATTATCCACATTTTCTAATCTATACAAATCAACTGCTTCCTGTGTAGAAATATTATCAAATAATTCTAATACAGTTTCTATTGGATCTATATCTTCTTTTTCATTTTCAAATCTTCTTCTATTCATACTATCATCAGCTGTATGATTTTGAACATCTTCAAGTTTTGGTATATATACAGCTTCAACTTTAATAATAGGACGAAGAATGAATTTATTAAATTTTTTTGGGTTACTTAAAACTAATATATTTTGAATTAGTTGTTTTAAATCAAGATGAATTTTATGATTATATTTATCAGAATCCAAAAAGTCAACACGATAATCATTATCACTAAAACAGTCGCTATAAATACGTCTAAATAAATCAATCAAAAATGGTTTAATATTATCAACAAAACGATTACTTAACTCTTCAAGTCTACAATCCATATTCCAAAATTTCTTATTTTTTTCAATTTTCTTTAAATAGTAAAAACTGAATGAATCAGTTTCTTTAGATTTTGGTAATGGAATATAAACAACATTATTCTTACCAAAAGAATTAATTATATTTCTTTTAATACATTCTTTCACGGAACATACACATAATCCATAATTAAAAAATGATTTATATAAATCTTCATGTACAAATGGTATTAAATTTGGTGTAGAAATAGTTGATACTTTTAATCCGTCTCTAAATTTACATAAATCATCCATAAGTAAAACAGTATTTGTATAAGAAGAATAAGATAAAAGTCTCATATCAATTGAAGATAGTGAAATTTTTATGTTTCTTATAATATTTTTTTCTGATAATTGTTTTTCTAAAAAAATATCTTTTAGTCTCTTAGTATGTTCTTTAAGAATATTTATATATTCATCGATATGTATTTTTGATATAATTTTCATTCTTGTTTCTTTTAGTGATTTTAGTAATTCATTATAAGTTTTTTCACGTATACTGATTTTATTAATTATATCTTCAAATATTATTTTTGCTTCATTTATATTTATAATATCATTAAAAATAGTTGGTTGATGAACAATAGATTCAGTATCAGAAACATTATTTTTTATAATTTCATCATCATCTTCAATAACAAAATCAACAGTTTTAAAAGGTTTATATAAAGGTTTTTTCTTAATAATAATATTTTCAGGTTTAGGTATTATATTTTCATCTTTAATTTCAGATAAAAGTGAATCTAAATTAAGATTCTCTTTCATATAAAGAAGAATCGGAGTAAATTTATCAATTATTTGTTTATATTTTTGAGACAATTTTTTTTCATTACTTAGTTGCATTTGTAATTCTTTTACTTGTTCATGTAATTCAATTTCTTTTTTCACAATTTCATCATTCATATTTTTTTTATAAATTTAAAATTATAAATTTCAATTTTAAAATGAATAATATTTTATCACTTGAAGAATTATGTAATAACATAAAAGAAACACTCGATTTTAGAAAAGTTGGTTTTTTGTTAGAAAAATATAATGGAAATGATTGGAAAAAATATGTAAATATTAATTTAAAGAAATATTCAAAATATAAATTTTTCGAAAACGAGACATTTGAAATTTTTATAATAACATGGTCAAATAAACAATTAGCACCTATGCACGATCATTCACAAAATGGATGCTGGTTAAAAGTATTGAAAGGTGAATTACAAGAAAAACGATTTGATAAAAATTTTAATTTAAATGAAACAAATATTTTGAAAATAGATGAGATTAGTTTTATGAAAAATAATATTGGATATCACAGTATAATAAATGAAAAAGAAAATGAAATAGCTGTGACAATTCATGTTTACAATCCTCCAAATCATAACACACATTTTTTCATGTAATTATTTCTGAAAAATTAATAAATTACATAAAATAAAAATTAATATGAGCGGTAAAATTTATCCGGTTAGAACATCAAGAAATAATTGGCAAATTAAATTATACAGCTATCATATATGTGATAATAATTGTGATCTTATAATGACTATTGACAATAATGATCCTGAACAATTAGTTATAACACATAATCCAACATATATAAATGGAAAATGTGAATTTTCAGATAAAGTTGTTAAAACACGTGTCCGGATATCAAATTTTGATAAAAATAATCCATTAGGAATATATGGTGCTTTATATAATTCAAATGAAAAAGTAATTCCTGATGAGTCTTTTATTATTTCAATCTTTTATCCATTATCCACAATGTTTGAAATAATGATTAGTTCTAACAATGGTTTTACTCTTTCTGAACTTATTTACTCTATAAAAGTTTTATATGAATATATATATAAAGAAGAAGAAAGAACATCAACTCCTCAAATTTATAATTTAAAAAGATCTTGTTCATCTTGTGGTCTTAATGATTTATCTAAATATGTTGATGAAATAAAAGATAATAAAATAGATGAAGAATGTGCTATATGTTATTCTGACTTTATCGAAGATAAAGATGCATATAAACTTAAATGTAAACATGTTTTTCATAACTCATGTATTAATCAATGGATAAAAAATTCTAAAACATGTCCTATTTGTAGATATAATATTTTTATGTGTAATAAATGCGAAGGGAAAGGTGTAATATATTATCAATTTATAGGTGTTGTAATCCCTCTTGAAGAAAGAGGATCAATATTAAATAGGAATTGTACAAATGGTATTTTTGGTATTTATGGATATGATATTGAAGATTTGTTATTATCAGACATGTATTATGATCGAATAAAGAAAAGATTATTTATAAATATTACTTCTTAAAAATAAAATTGAAAAAAGATATTTAAATAAATGAAACATATAGATAATAATAATAATAAATGACTGATTATAATCTTCTAACTTTTAAGGCTATTAGTTCTTTTACCAATGATTTAAGTGATAATTTTGGAAGTGAAAACCATGAATTAAAATTGTATCAAAGACTTTTGAATAAAACTACTTTATCACATGAAGTAGCAATCACAAAACATATCGACGCTTTTAAACAATTTTGTGTCTTAAATAGAGAGGCTTTACTATCTAAAAGTGCTGATAAATTAGTAAGCAATAAAATTGAATATTCATCACGTGTTTTTATTGATATTCATAAAATTTTAAAATCGTCAGATAAAGAAACATCAGAAATTATTTGGAAGCATTTGCTAACTATTTCTGCATTTGTAGATCCAGCTGGTAAAGCAAAGGAAATTTTAAAGAAAACTTCCGCTCCTTCTAATGAAACAAATTTTTTAGAAAATATTATTAATAAAGTCGAAGCAAATGTTGACCCACATTCTAAAAATCCATTAGAAGCAGTAACTAATTTAATGAGTTCAGGTGTTTTTAATGATGTGTTATCAGGTATGAATAATGATCTTCAAAGTGGTTCACTTGATTTGAATAAATTAATGGGAACTGTAGAAAAAATGTGTTCTACATTACTCCCTCCACAAACTAATGCAAGTGGAACTACTGAACCTGTTAATCTAGCAGGTCTTTTTAATACATTTGCTCCATTATTAAGTACTCTTGGGAATAGCGCTGGTCAGTCTGGAGCAGGTGGTATAGATGTTAATAGTATTATGACTCAAATGATGAATGCTCAATCTTCCAAAACTGTTCTTGAAGAAATTAAGAAAGATAGTTAGATTTGAATTTTTAAACTTCTATTAAGTTTAAAAAATATTTAAATTTTTGATATATATTTAAGTTTTAAATTATATAATATTTTCCCAAGTTTATTTTGTCCACAATTATTCTTTCCTATTCCCCAATAATTATCTACATCTATATTTACAATAATTGGACGTAAATAAGTATTTTTTAGGTTTTCTTTCAATTCGCTATTAGATTCTATACCAAGTGTTACTATATAATTCATAACATCATCTTTAATTTCATCCCAAGATAGTTCTTTATTTACAGAAAATATATCAAATATACTATTTGTTGGGTCTTTTTCAAACATTTGTTTATAATATGATATACACGTAAATATATTTGAAAACAGTCCAATGTTTTCTATATTTATTTCATGCTTGTATACACCATGTTTGTATATTTTATTAAAATGTAATGGTTGAAATAGTTTGTATATCAATTTCTTT